AGATACTTATCCAGAAAGCCGAGATTGACAGACTCAGGTGCGTCCTCGAGGCTGCAGAGGAGCGTATCGTTGAGCTCGAGCGTGAGAATGCAGATCTAAGGTTGGGGTTGTATGGAAGTTGAAGAGGCCGAAGAGGTTAGGGTCTGGACGACTCATGATATGGCTGAGCACTTTGGTGTTCCTGCGGGTACTGTTCAGAAGGCTGCCCAACGTGGAAGTGTTCCCGGAGCTACAAAGAGTATGGGGCGGTGGATCTTCGACCCGAAGGTGGCTGTTGGTTGGAGGTCAGATTCTCCTCTTGCCAGAGAAACTGGTAAAGTTAAGAAGGGCAATCTTCGAGCTGTTGGTAATCGTGGGGGTAGGCCAAAACGTGAGTTCGAGCTTAAGTTTCTAAGAACTCTTGTTGATACGGTTGCTCCTGAAGATTGGTCTGCCATCATCCTAAAAGCGGTAGAGCAGGCCAAAGCGGGCGAGTGGCGTGCTAGAGCTTGGTTAAGTAACTATCTTATTGGTGTGCCTGTTCAAAGAGTTGTTGCTCAAGTTGACATGACGGCTAAACATGAGTTCGAGACTGGAGAGCGGGCTGCTGCGATTATGTCAATACTCAATCTCGTTAGGGAAAGAGAGGAAGCGAACATCGTTGATGTGACTCCTAAGGAGGTCTCTGTAGATGCCTCTGCCTGATCTTCTAGAGAGATTGACGCCAACTGAGCAACTTCTTGTTGACACTTTGATAACAGGTAGTACTCTATGGATGCCGCACCCTGATAACTTACCGCAGATACAAGCGTACGTTAGTGAAGCAGACATCTTGTACTTTGGCGGAGCAGCAGGAGGCGGAAAAAGCGATTTACTTCTGGGTCTGGCCCTAACAGCGCACAAGAAGTCAATTATCTTTAGACGTGAGTTTTTGCAACTCCGTGAACTTATAGATCGTTCGCAAGATATCCTAGGCGGTACGAGGGCTAGTTATAATCAGACTTTCTCACGCTGGATAAATATACCTGGAGGAAGAACTCTTGAGTTTGGTGCGGTTCAGCATGAGAAGTTTAAAGAGAAGTACAAGGGACGCCCGCACGATCTAAAAGCTTTTGATGAGGTTGCGGACTTCTCAGAGAGTCAGTTCCGGTTTCTGGTTGCGTGGAATCGTAGCACTGAACTTGGTCAGCGTTGTCGGATAGTATGTGCTGGTAACCCACCAACTCATTCAGCTGGTGAGTGGGTTATTAGGTATTGGTCCCCTTGGTTGTCAGAAGATCATCAAAATCCTGCAGTTCCTGGAGAACTTAGGTGGTTCGCAAGTCTTGATGGTAGGGATGTCGAAGTTACAGATGGCAGGCCCTTTTGGCATAATGATGAGCTCATTACGCCTCTAAGTCGCACGTTTATACCTTCCTTTTTGGACAATAACCCGTTCCTTAGGGATACGAACTATAAAGCAGTCCTTCAGGGTTTGCCGGAACCCTTAAGATCTCACTTGTTGCTGGGGTTGTTCACAGTGAGAGCACCAGATCCTCCCAGGCAAGTGATCCCTTCTGAGTGGGTTCGGCTCGCACAACGGAGGTGGAGGGAAAGGGTACCTCTCGAAAGAGAGGAGATATCAGTTGTCGGACTCGATCCTTCTCGTGGCGGACTTGACAAGACCGAGATTGCTCCTAGAGCTGGGAGCTACTTCTTCGAGGTGCTTTCGTATCCAGGTGTTGGGGTTCCTGATGCTCCAGCGTGTGTGGCGTTGGTTGAGGAAGTGTTGGAAGATTCCTATCAGGATGTTCAGATAAACTTAGATGTCATTGGAGTTGGTGCTGGTGTTTATGACTTGCTGGTAGGACTTGGTTATACTGCTTCACCAGTAAACTTCTCAAGTAAGGCGTCTGGGTCTGACAAAACTGGGAGATTACGTTTCAGGAATGTACGAGCAGAAGCATACTGGAAGATGAGAGAAGATCTAGATCCTACTAGCGGGAAAGACTTGGCTCTCCCTCCTGGTGACGAGCTGCTTGCCGATTTGGTAGCTCCAACCTGGGATATGTCAGCTAGAGGCATAGTGGTTGAACCAAAGAAGAACGTAAGGAAAAAGCTTGGTCGTAGCCCAGGTCAGGGAGATGCTGTTGTTCTTGCCAACTATGACCCTGTTATGGGAGTCTTTTTCAGATGAGAAAACCATCCTTTTTGACGCGTGCAAGAGCAGCGCTTAAGGTTTTTAGAAGTGGTTATCCCGAAGGGTCTAAGTCTCTTCCGTGGTCGTGGCCTTCCTGGAGGCAACTTCAACCTCAGTGGCATCTGACGGACTTTGAGACGTATGTGGATGAAGGGTTCAACATGAACTCCTTAGTCTACTCAGCTATTATGTTCAAAGTGAGGGCTACAATTACGGCTCCTCTTCGGGCATATACAGGGGATCCCTACTATCCGCAGACTCTCGAACCGGGTCACCCACTGGCTAAGCTCGTAGCAAGGCCAAACCAGCACCAATCTTGGGCTGAGTTCCAGTCACTGAATACAGTTTATCTGAGTCTTGACGGAAACGCTTATGTCTACAAGACTTCAAATCAGGAACTCTATCCTCTACGTCCTGATCGGATGTATATTGTTCCTACCAGGGGGAAGAAAGCTTCTCTTGATTACTATATGTATGTTCCAGAAGGTAAGAGTTTTCACGATGGCTATCCTCTACTCTCTGAAGATGTCATTCATATAAAGTTGCCAAACCCTGGTGATCCCTTAGAAGGTATGGGATATGGATTGTCGCCTCTAGGTTCAGCTGCAACTAGTGCTGATGTGGATAACAAAGTCACTTCATTTCTTGATGTCTTCTTCCAGAGCGGTACGATGTTGGCTGGTACTTTGTCTTACGATATTCCACTTAAGGAGAATATTGTAGATGAGATACTAGATAGATGGAAGAAGAAGTACGGTGGTTCGCAGAAGTGGGGTGAAGTTGGTGTGTTAGATCGTGGAGCCAAGTACCAGCGTCTGGGTCTTACAATTGAAGAGATGGGCTTCTCGGAGCTGGACGCTCGTAACGAGACGCGTATCCTAGGTCCCTTTGGTGTCCCGCCAATTCTGATTGGAGCTCGTGTAGGTATTGAACACGGAACCTACAGTAACTACGAGGGAGCTCGCAAGGCAGTTTGGGAGGATACGCTACTTCCTGAGTTGAAGTTGTTTGAGGCAGAGTATCAGTATCATCTTACGGCACCAGACGCTTTTGTGAAGTTTGACATTTCTGGGGTTCCTGCTCTGCAGAAAGATCTGCCGATTCTCGTTAACTCGGCGTATACCTTGTACCAGATGCGTGTTCCTGCTAATCAGGCGCTTGCTGCTGTGGGTTTGCGTATTGGTGATGTGCCAGGTGGAGACCTCATTCCAGAGTTGCAATCTGGTAGGGGTCAGGGGCAGGGTCCTCGTGCGGATGACGAGGATGATAGTTGGGGTATGCGCTCGCTTGACTGCAGAGACTGTGGTGGGAACCTTAAGCTACTTGAGGGTCCGAGTACGGCTAGGCTAAAAATTCTGCAGTGTACGCACTGTTACCAGCTCTGCGCTCTATCTGAGAACGGAGATAGCTTAGAGGTTTTAGAGCATGAAAGAGATTCACTGTTACCGCAGGGGCTGTAACTGCCAGGCTGGGTGGAAACTTCCTGGAAGGCCTGTACTGTATCTATGTACAAGACATCTACGAGAGCTTTGCGGGGATGCGATACCAGAGAGAATAGAGGTAGGCCCTTCAGAACATAAGTTAGAGGAGAAGGAAGATGAAGGCGATTGAAAGTGCTGTTGAACCTTCTGAGTACAAAACAATTCCTGCGTTTGTCAAGGTAATTGAAGCCGAGGGTGAAGGGATTGTCGAACATTTGATCTCAGTCTTTGGAGTCCTTGACTTAGGGAAAGACATTACTCACCCAGGTTCGTTCAAGAAAACTATCGCAGAGAGGGAGGGTTCTATTAGGGTTCTTGATAGCCATCATCGGTCATCTGCCTTGGACGCAATAGGTCTCCCTCTTAAGATTTGGGAAGCCTCTAGGGACGAGCTCCCAAAGGAGGTACTTGAGAAGTATCCTGAAGCTACTGGTGGTGTGATGGCCAAGACGCAATTTCTAATGAACACTCCAGAAGGTAAAGGGATATTCGCTAGGATCAAAGCTGGTGCGCTTGACGAGTTCTCCTTTGCTTACGACGTGCTTGATGAGGACTTGTCTGAGGTCAAGATTGGCGGGGAAGACGTAACGGTCAGAAATCTCAGAACTATTAGGTTGTGGGAGTACAGTCCCGTTGTGTTTGGCATGAATCCTGCTGCGACCGTCGTTAGTGCCAAGGGGACTGAAGAGAAGCCTGCGCCTGATGTTACAGAAAACACGATCCGAATTAGGGTTCGAAATCCTAAGGACTTTCAGGAGGGTTCCTTTAGAACCATCAACATTGGTGACAAAGACAACGGCATTCAAGCTGTTATTGGTCTGCTTAAGGGTAAGACTACCACAACAATTCAGTCCTACATCTTCGATAAGAAGAAGTGGACAGCTAAGAGGGCCCAAGATTGGGTTAAAGAGCATGGCAAGAAGGCCTTAAGTCTCACAAGACTTATTAGCCAAGTGCGGGAAGCGTTCTACAAAGCTTACAACTCGGAAGATTACTCAAGTAACTACTGGGTTGAGGAAGTCTTTGACGCTCATCTTATCGTCAAGTCGTACGCTGATAGGTACAGTTACTTCAAGGTCGGTTTCAAGCTTACTGATGATAAGGTTACGTTTGACCCTAGAGGTGAGTGGGTCGCTGGTGACTATGTGTTCGTCGAGCGTAACGCAGCAACTGAGGAGAAGGAGGTTTCTATAGAAGAGTTTTTGAGGCTCGTTGATGTTGAGTTGGAACAGATCGAGATCGCACAGATCTCCTAAGGCCGGGCCGGACCTTAAGTACCACCCACCTTACTTATTTGAGCGTTAGGAGGAACAAGATGACTTGGCAAGAGATGCTAGCCCAGTCGAATCAGCTCTTTGAGAGCATGAAGGTAATTCTTCAGAAGGGCGACGAGGCCACACCAGAAGAAAAGGAAAACTTTGATCAGCAGTTGGCCGACGCTCAGAAGCTTAAGGCAGATGCCCTGCAACTGAAGGCGGTTTCAGAGGGAGTTGTCCCTCTTCCACGACCTGATCGCAAGACGGATCCCCTGATGGATCCTTCAGGGGCGAGCGGCACGCCGCCCAAGGTCGATGGTGAGGTCAAGGACTTTGAGACTTGGGGCGAATACTTGTACGCGGTCTGGGTGAAGACGAAACACCAGAAGGATGATGCCCGCCTGAAGTGGCTAAGGGACGTCGGACCGGAGGGGCAGCAGAAGGCAATGTCTGGTAGTACTGGAGCTCAGGGAGGCTTTCTGGTACCTCCCCAGTTTCTACCGCAGCTTCAAGCCGTGATGGCGGAAGACTCTGTTGTTCGACAGTTCGCTACGATCATTCGAATGGCTCGTAGGCAGGTGAGTATTCCTGTTCTTGATCAAACTCAGACGCTTGGTGCCGGGCTTCCTACGTGGTTTGGTGGGATGCGCTTCTACTGGGCAGATGAGGGTGAAGAGAAGACGGAGACAGAACCCGCCTTCAAGAGGGTGAACCTAGTAGCCAAGAAACTGATTGGTTACACCCATGCTAGTGATGAGATCCTTGACGACAGTGCCATCTCTCTCGCGGACTTCCTAAGTGGGCCTATGGGCTTCGCTGGAGGTATCGCATGGATGGAAGATTACGCGTTCTTGCGTGGTGTCGGCGGAGGGCAACCTCGTGGGGTGGTCAACGCTCCTGTGACGCTCGCCCCAGCTCGTCAGGGTGCTGGTGCAATTAGTTACATCGACTGCATCAACATGCTGGAGCAGTTTATGCCTAGCGCTCGCGGGCGCTGGGTTGTGACGCAGAGTGCGATGTCTGACTTGATCCAGATGAACGGTCCTGCTGGTAATCCCAGCTACGTGTGGCAACCAAGCGCGAGAGACGGCGTTCCGGGCTTCTTGTTCGGGATGCCAGTCCACTGGTGCGAGAAGATGCCCGCTATCGGGACACGAGGGGACATTCTGCTAGCTGACTTTCGGTATTACCTAATAGGTGATAGACAAGCTACTACTGTAGAGTCTTCCACTGCACCTCGTTGGGCTTACGATGAGACGACTTGGCGCGCTGTACACCGCGTGGACGGTCAGCCTTGGTTGTCCGCGCCTCTTACGTACCAAGATCAAACGACACAGGTGAGTCCTTTTGTCGTACTCTCTGGTCCGACATCGTAGCAGGGTCGTGACTGAGTAAAGTGGTGGCTAGGGACTATAGCCCGAAAAGTGGTTTCCCTGCCACCTGCCACCACTTAATCAGGGACGCACTAAGGGAGGTGTGAGATGAGAGCGCCAAAGAAGTTCGGCGGAGGTAGGGGGACTACATACTGGGAACCTCCGGACGAGGAATGGTTAAGCCTTCACTACGTTGTTCTAGACAAATCCGTACGGCAGATTAGCCGCGAGATTAAGGCTAGTCGGGCGGTCGTTGAACGCTGGCTGGGGGAGGGTAGGTTTCCTAGACGCACCCAGGCGGAGACTCACAGACGACACGCTAGGGCGATGACAGGACGGGTAGGTAGTGAGAGCTCTAACTGGAAGGGTGGTAAAGGGCGGCGCTACGGACGGAAGGTGTTGCGACGTGCCGAAGTGCTTCAAGCTTGTGCCTGGTGTGGCCAAAACGGGTCCGGCCCTAGCAAACTTGAGGTGCACCACAAAGATCATAACAGTCAGAATAACATTCTGGAGAACCTTATGTACCTTTGCCAGGCGTGTCACTGGCTGGAACTGGGTCTTTGGCACCTGCGAGAGCAGGATAAGATAGATCTCATTGCTATAGGCAGCGAGATCCATGTAACCTTTAGGAGGTAGAGCATGTACACGGAACAATTTACAGAGGTCCATGATGTGTTAGCGGCGATTGCTCCTACTACGGCCAATGGTGCAGTAGGGGCTCACGCTAGTGGGTACGTAGACATGGCCGATTACCATCGAGCGTTCTGCTGGCTCCATGTCGGAACGCCAGGTGGTGCCAGCACTATTGATGTGGCGATAACACAGGCCACTAGTTCTGCTGGCGCAGGTGCGAAAGCGTTGACGACCCCTGCAGGTGGCTCCAAGTCGCCGACGCAGATCGTCGCCGCCGACGCTGGTGTGTATGTCGGTATCGAGATCCGTAGTGCAGAACTGGATGCTACGAACGGTTTCCACTTTATCCAGGCCACTGTCACTGTGGGAACCAGCACGTACACGTATTCCCTGGTCATCTTCGGCACCGTCAGTAGGTATGAAGCTGTCGGCGTCACAGACTTCGCGCAAGTCGTGGCGTAGTCAGAGATTTCCTCCTTTGGACGAGATAGGGGAGTAGTTGGGGACCTACTCCCCTATCTCAGGGAATGCGCTTCTAGGAGTGTACAATGCCCTGGATTACACTGAAGGTTGCTAAGCAGATTAGGCGGGGTGGAGTTGCCCGAATGTACTATCCTGGTGACTCTGTAGAGGTCGGACGACAAACTGCGTTAGATTGGGTTCTTAACGATCTTGCTGAAGACCCGTTTGGGCAGGTTGGCACTCCTCTGCTAGAAAGCGAACTCGTAGAAAGAGGGCATGAGTATGGTGTCCGAGTCAGAAGCGAGAAAGGTAATGCTGAAGTCACCCCCTTAGGGCAAGTGGCACAACAACTTTCCTATGGTGAGCCGGCAATACCTTACAAGTACACGTTGATCTGGCGGCCTGGAGTTAGGGTCAACCCTAAGATGGCGCGGTACGGCTTCCTTAGAATCTTGGAAACTGATAGAGAGGTAGGGACTTCTTGGGAGATGGCAGCAAGTCTTGTAAGTCTGAGTGTCCTTGCCGATAGTGTTGGTAGCGAAGAGGATCAAGCGAAGACGTTAAAGCTCGTTGGTGACCTGCGACTTCCAGTGTACGAATCTCGGCTGGTGTGGGCTCGGAACTGCCCCTCTGCACAAAAGGTGGTTGCTGCATGGGCTGCGGAGCTCGAAGACGGTGCGGGTGAGTATCACGCTTTTCTACGAGCTCTGTATTCAAATAGGACTTTGCTTTGCACGATACCTAGCAGCTGGCAGGGGTAGTATGGCGGGAAGTTTAGGAGCAATCTGGATTGCCTTCGGAATGAACGCTCAAACCGAGGCAGCGAAGAGCAAGAAATCATTTCTGGAATATAATCGTTTTCCGACTAGAGTGCTCACAGACGCGTCCTTTCCAACACCAAAAGATCTTACGACTGACCAGAAAGCACACTGGGCTAAAGTCAACGCGGATCTTTGGTCGCCTTATGACTATACCCTATTACTAGATGCAGATACTAGGGTTAAGGGAAACCTTTCATTAGGGTTTAAGATTCTTCGAGATGGGTGGGAGATTGTACTCATACCAAGTATACCTCCATTACCAGGGATCTTTCTTTGGACCCTAAGTGGAACTGAGAAGAGAGGAACTCTAGAAGAACTTGGAACCTGGAAACATATGATGCTTAATACAGGAGTCATGTACTTCCAGAAGACTTGTCGAGTTCGAAAGCTTTTCGAAGCTTGGAGGTCAGAGTGGCTTCGGTACAAAGATAGGGATCAGGGAGCGTTTCTTAGGGCCCTGCGATACTGCCCAGTGAATCTGTGGTTGTTAGGGTCCCCCTTCAACAGTGCAGAGGGTGATGTGGTTGAACACTTGTTTGGAAGAGCAAGATGAAGGTCAAAAATCCAGGTCTGAGTTACTATGTCAGCCGCATCGAAAGTGGTTATCCATTTAGTTTTGTTCGCTTTGGCGATGGGGAGTGGACAGCTGGAATCTTGCGTGACAGAAATCGTACGACAAGTGGATCCCAAGCGTTAGACATTCCAGAGCTTCAGAAAGACATGCGTCGCGTCTTTACAAACTGTCACGTAGCGAGAAACTACATTCCTTCGCTAAGACCGACATCACTAAAACCAGAAGTCGAAACTTGGCTGGAAGGAAACGTTCCTAAGGGAGTTGTCTGGCACGACTGCCGCGTGTTCTACCTAAACAGCGCTCACGGCAAGTTGTTCCCTTTCATCGACGCGCTACAGCACCTTGACATTCCTATAGTTCTTGTAGGCCCGGTAAGGTTGTGGACCCTAAGATTTTCTGGTCTCTTACCAGAAGCCAAGTTGATCGTCACTCCGGATGTTGACTGCTATGTATTGAAGGGTCAACTTATTGAGCAGATCCTTAACATTAAACAACCAGCTTGTATTATGTTTACTGCTGGACCTGCAGCGAAAGTGATGATCCATCAACTCTACCCAGTTATAGGTCATCACTCCTATCTACTGGATCTTGGTAGTCTTTGGGATGTGTATGTAGGTCATGTGACACGAAAGTATCATAAGACTATGACACTTGAGACGATAGAAAAGAACTCGTTAGGGCTATGAGAGGCATTGCTATCGTTATCCCTACACTAGACAAGGAAAAGGGAGAAAGCGCTGGCAGTTTAGCACTTGCAACGTCGAGGTGTGACGTTCCTGTAAGGGTCATAGTGTCACATGACGAGAAAGGTCAGGGGTTCACGAAAACTGTAAACACAGGGATGCGGCAAGCGCCTGATGAGGATATCTGTTTACTCAATGACGACATCCTAGAGTTCCAGTATGGGTGGCTTGAGATTCTGAGACAGATCTTGTACATTGATCCTAGGTATGGGATAGTCGGGCCTTCAGGTAGAAGCGCCTCAGCTCCAGCTAGTAAGGGGGCACCAGGGCAGTTTGGAAGTCAAGAGGTAGGTCAACTCTCCTTCTGGTGCGTCCTAGTAAAACGAGAAGTGATTGACGAGGTAGGTCTTCTAGACGAAGTGTTCATACATTATTGCTCGGACACTTGGTACTGTCGAGTTGCACGCGAGAAGAACTGGAAGTGTGTCTGGGCAAAAGCTGTTTATCTTAAACACAGGCATCATGGGTCAGGAATTCCTGGGGAGTGGAAGTTGCACGACAGGAAGATTTATGCAGAGAGACGTGGAACATTATGAACATCGTAGTCTACACTGCAATTTTTGGCGACAGTGACCATTTGTGGTCGCCACAACCACTTGCTGTAGGAGGGTGTAAGCACGTTTGTTTTAGCGAAAAACCACGTCGTCAGGTAGGGCTCTGGGAGAACGAGCGCAAGATGAAACCTGGCACTGGCCAGATGAGTCCACCACCAGTTTGGGAAGTTCGGATCGTACCGACGCATAAGGATAATCGCACTTCCGCTAGACGTTGCAAGGTATTATCGCACAGATATCTACCAGACGCAGATGTAACAATCTGGGTAGATGGAAACGTTCGGCTACTTGAGACACCGCAGGAGATGGTTCGTAAGTGGCTTACTGGTAGCTTTTTAACAACCTTCACACATCCATTTAGAGATTGCCTATACGATGAGGCAACATTTTGCCTGAAGGTTCCAAGAGGAGAGATCTACAGGAAGGAACTGGCCCAGCAAACTGCGGCATATCAAAGGGCCGGAATGCCTAGGCACTGGGGTTTAGCTGAAACACGTTGCGTGATGCGCGTTAACTCGCCACAAATCACGAAGATGAATGAGCTCTGGTGGAGCGAGATCCAAGCCCATAGCCCAAGGGACCAAGTTAGTCTTCCATATGTGTGCTGGAAGTTAGGCATAAAGTGGGGCGAACTTCCTGGAAGAATCAGGATCTTTAACAGCCCAGGGGGTGCTACCGGACCCTTTTTCTGCATCAAACACGGACATGATCTATGAAGGAAGTAACACGTTTTAATCCGACAGCTAACGGGCCGTTACACATCGGCCATGCGTATACAGCGCTGGTCAATGAGCATTTGGCACACTCAACTGGCGGGCACTTCGTGCTGCGCTTTGATGACAACACTAGATACTGGAGGCAGAAGCTGGCCGGAGCCGCCCCTGTGTCTAAAATTGCTCAAGGGCAGCTTGATGACCTGCACTGGTTAGGGATAGAACCAGATCAGATTGTCTATCAGACGGATGTTGAAACAGGTGTTAAGCGTTTTTTAGCACAGTCAACAAAGTGGCAGCACGTTGTTGATCACTTTAGTCACACTGAGTGGGATCCAGTGGTTATCTCTGATCCTCCGATTAATGCTTTTGGTCTGCTAAGTTACATAACCGCAGAAAAGGTAGTTCTGGATTACTGGGAAAGGGTGACAACCTTAGTTCGAGGGTTAGAGCTATTAAGTGAACATGCGCTATACTTGTACTTCTGTGCCTTGCTTGGGTTTGATCCTCCACGAGGTGTATACATTCCTAGACTTATGGCGTATGAGGGCGAGGATCTTACCGAGGTTAGTAAGACTGAAGGTAACTGGAAGATCCGAGACTTACGAGACAGAGGGATTAACCCTGCGATGGTCCTAGATACACTGCGTGCATCCTGTCTAGTACGTCCCAGTGAGGGCTGGGGACTAGACAATCTGAAGTTTGCACCAAAGCTTCCAAGAGAGATACTATGTTCTTACGAGCAGACGAACATCTGATAGTCGTCAACTTACCGTCGTGGCTTGTCTCGCCGTTCGGTCAGTGTTACTCTTTGACGGATGATGAACTGAGGCAATTACGTGACGTAGGTATCAGGGTTGTAATAAACTACGCTTACTGGCGCGTTATTGAAGCTGAGGGGTATGGTTATGTAGATGCAGCTATCGAACAACTACAGAAATTAGGGATGCGCTGTATTTTAGGGTCTTACATTGAGCCTCCACAGGATCTCCCAGAACAATACTACTGTAGATACCAGAATGGTTCGCCTGGTCTTAGCGAACAGGGTTTCAAAGCGTTGTCTCTCTGGAACCTAGATGCAAGGGCTGCGATGCTTAAGCACTACGAGGACTTGATAGCCCGCTACGGCGGTCCTGATGTATTAGTCATGCACAGTGGCATTGACATGGGAGAGATAGTGTTGCCGCATACGCCCAGTTTCTATGATGATTCGGCGCTAGTTTCCCACGGTCTTGAGGTAGGAGGAGTACCGAACATCGCTAGGGGAAAGACACAAGCTTGGTTACGGCGTGGAGTTCTGGAGCACTTTCTAACAATTGATGAGCTTCTACTCACTCAGCACGATGAGGTTTGGCAAGCGTTACACCCCTGGCTAGATTGGGCTCGTAGACCAAGAGGCGCGAATGGAAACTTCGCACAGGAGGACATCCTAAGAACCGAGTTTGAAAGATGGCCTAATGCTTCTCGAACTCTGTTACAGTACACGTACTTTCATCACTACAAGCCTGTACGTAACAATGTCCCTTACAAGAAGCTCATCGACTTGTGGAAGCGTAACTATAACCCAAGGATCATAGTGGAGGCCAACTATTGTAAAGGTCTCAAGTCTACAACGCCAGAAGCAATCTCAAAGGGGTTCGCAGGACAGATAGTCGGAGTCGTGCACCCATGGTCTAAGACAGACCATCTGGAGCAATGGCAAGTTGAAGCGATTGCTAAGTCAGTCCGTCGTTGGGACGGCGAAGAATAGAAAGGAGAAGAAGCACAGTGAGTAGGAAGTTAAGTAGGCGTGAATTCCTGCTAAGCGCCGCAGCTGTTGGAGCAGGGACATTGGCCGCGTGTGCTCCTAAGGTTATTGAGAAGGAGGTCGTGGTCGAGAAACTCGTTGAGGTCGAAGTCGTGCGGGTCGCAGGACAACCTGCGTGGACGCCACCTGACCTGAGCGGACAAGAGTATTTGATTTGGGGATTGCAGTACGATCCTCACGTGGAGACTTACCATCGACTAGCAGAACGGTTTGAGAAACACACAGGTGCTAAAGCTACTGTGGAACCTCTGGGCTGGCCTATTGAGAACCACATAATCACAGGGATGGCGGCGGGTCTAGTAGCCGACGTTGTCTGCATCGTTGGCAAGCAGATCTTCCCCCTGGTTGCCGAGGAAGCGGTTCTGGCAGTAGATGAGTTGGTGTATGACGCAATCGGTTGCGATGTAGATACCTGGTTCGGTCCTGTCGGACTTCAAGCGTACCAGTACTTCGGAAAGACTTGGGGTGTACCAACTGAGGGGAACAATGTCAGTGGCTTCGTCAACGGACCTCTGGATCTGATTGAAGAGGAAGGCGTAGAGGATCTGTGGCCTCCTTTAAACGGCGAGGACGGGTTTAAGGGTTTTGAGAACATGTGGGAGCTTGCAGATGCTCTGCAGAAAGTAGACAACGCTGGCAACGTGGCCCGCTGGGGCCTAAGTAGTGAAGGTTGGCACAACAGGCACCTGTTCGGCATAATGCGCACGCTAGGACGCGACTGGTGGGACCAGGAGTCTCATACGTTCCATCTTGATAGCGATGAAGCGTATGAGGCGATGCAGTTGTTAGCCGTGGTTCCGATCTTTGAGCTGGGGATTGAGACGCATCTCGAGGAAGCGGCTACACGTTCGCAGTTTGCTGGGAAAGTTGCACTTGCTTGTGGCAATGCTACACAGCCGGGGACGGCCTTGACGGAAGCTGACGGCATGCGAGTCGACAATGCGGTGTATCCTTCTGCAATACCTGGACGTGAGGCACTATTTGTCGGTGAGGGCGGATGGGGCTTCATCGTACCTGCACAGGCGAAGAACCCAGACGTGGCAATCGAGTTTCTTAAGTTTATGACTACCTATGAGGGGCAGAAGGAGTACGCTCGCATCTACGGTGGTAACACGTCTGCCTGCAACGCTGTTAACGATGATGCGGAGCTGTACCCAGAAGGGACCTTCATCGGTGATGCGATGCGTAGGGCTGGTGTTGCCCAGAAGCGGACGATCTACTACGGTAGCGAGTTCGGTAATCCTTCCGAGATGGAAGAGATAACCTCGTCGGCAGTCGAGAAAGTTCGCATTGGGGAGGCAACAACTGAAGAAGCCCTGGCAGAGGCTCAGGAGCTACTTGAGGAGATGCTAAAACGCTGGAACGAGGGGGCGTAACAGCTGGCACAGGCAGGCGGCGGAAGCCGGGTACAGACCACTCAACCCTGCCTGTGCTAGCCACTCCCTTGAAGGCAATGAGGACCCTACGAAACCCTCAGTTCCAGTTCGGGTTTGTGGTACTTGCACTTGTCCTAACTTGGTATGTGCTATTTAGTTTCCGACCCGTTGTGCTGGGCTTCAAGATGGCGGTGACTGATTACGATCTGCTAAATCCAGCAGATAGTAAGCTCGTGGGGTTGCAACACTTCGAGACGATCTTTAACAAGTACAAACTGTTCTGGGTTTCAGTACGTAATACCATAACCTATGCGGTTATGGTGAATCTAGGAACAGTGCCCATTGCTCTAGTCTTTGCGTATTGTCTCGCAAAGGTAGCCAATGGTCGTAGCTGGTATCAGTGGGCACTGTTTCTTCCAGTCGTAGTTTCAATGGCGGCAGTGGCTCTACTGTTTCGATTCCTGATGGATCCAGGTCTAGGTATCTTCAACCACGCACTTAAGGCGGCGGGCTTACCGCCAAGTAGATGGCTGACAGGGCCGAGGTCAGCAATGTATTCAATTGTGATCGTAGCGTTGTGGAAGGGCTTAGGCGGAAACATTGTAATCCTAACAGCAGGGCTGTTGAACGTTCCTCGGGAGCTGTATGACGTTGCCAAGGTGGATGGTGCAAGTTCCTGGAAGACGTTCTGGTATGTTACGTTGCCCTTGTTAAGTCACGTACTTAAGTTGGTTATGATACTGGTCACTATCGGATCTCTGCAGGTATACACTTCAGCAATGATCCTGACCAGAGGAGGCCCTGGTCGTGCAACGTATATGATTAGCCAGTTTGTTGTAGAGGAGGCATTTACCCACCTAAGGTTTGGGCTTGCCAGTAGTTCAGCGTTTGTTCTTTTTCTGGCAATCCTAGTGATCACATTGATGCAGTTGCGGCTCACACGCGTTGGCTGGGAATACTGAGATGAAGCGACTTACAAGTCAGGGTATAACGCATCTCGTGTTGCTCATCGGGGCGTTTTTAGCAGTGACGCCCTTCGTATGGATGGCCTTCGCGTCAGTTAAGACTTTCACCGAGGTTGTTAGTTCTAGGCGATTACTACCCACGGTTTGGACCTTGCAGAACTACAGGGATATTTTAAGTCGAGTCGGGTTCCTACGTGCATTCTATAACAGTGCACTGGTGGCTGTACCGGCTACAGTCTCAGTCGTTTTTGGTTCGGCCGCTATGGGTTATGTTCTCGCAAAGTATAGATTCTGGGGTAGAGAGGTTCTATTTAGAGTTCTCCTCTCGACAATGATGGTTCCGTTCACTGTTGTTATCATTCCGCTTTTTCTGACAATGCGAGATCTGGAACTTACGAATAAGCTGGGAGGTGTTCTGGTTACAAGTTTGTGCAGCACGTTTGGCATCTTCCTAATGAGGCAGACGATTGAGTCGATACCTAACGACTACATTGACGCAGCGAGAATTGATGGTGCGTCAGAGGTCTGGATCTTTAGTCAAGTTATCATTCCACTATCGCGCTCTGCCATCGCCACCCTTGCTGTGTTCATATTTCTAGGGAATTGGGACAACTATATGTGGCCATCAGTTCTGCTAAAGAGACCGAGTCAACATACGCTGCCTGTGGTCATCGCTGGTATGCAGAGCTTGTTCGTTGAGAGGTATCACCTCTGGTCGGCAGGTTCAATGTTGACTGTAATACCAGTAATGATCCTGTTTACACTTGCACAGAAGCAGTTTATGAGAGGGCTGGCACTAGCCGGTTTGAAAGGTTAGGAATGTTTGCTTCTAAGACTTTGTTACCTGTTCGTGAAGAGATACCCTTCTCCTTTGTGTACGGACGCAAACACTCGCAACAGTTGTTGCCTAGATGGAAGTTTCTTGCTGATGAACTTGATGGGGTGAAGATCCTTACGTGGTCTGATCCGAAGACAGGGCTAAAGGTCTGTGCAGATGTAGTTGAGTATCCTTATACTGGGGCTGTTAAGTGGGTACTTAAGTTCATAAACACAGGGCCGGAGCCGACGCCCATACTTGAGGACGTGCAGGCACTAGATATTAAGGTACCTCAGGTTGGAGATCAGAGTGTTGTGCTGCATCGGCTTAAAGGAGACTCATTTAGGGTTGATGACTGGTTCCCTATCAAGAAGCATATGCCGCGTATGACATCTCTTAGGTTTGGACCAGATCAGGGACGTCCGGCTGACGGTGCTTGTCCATTCTTTAACCTGCAGTGGGAAGGTGGCGGGGCCATTACTGCAATTGGTTGGACAGGTCAGTGGCAAGCTAAGGTAATTCAGCAGTGCTTCCCTTGGACACAGACGCAGGTAGGAATGGAACACTTACACTTGTCGCTTCTACCTGGGGAGAGTATTCGCAGCCCACTTATTATGCAACTGTACTGGGAAGGTGATGACACTGAGTTATCTTATAACCTGTTTAGGCAGACGATGCTTAAATACGTCCTTCCACGCGTAGATGGTGAGGTGGTCGTACCTCCGATAGCACATCTTAGCACAGCTGCTTATGAGTGGAATAGTAGCACTGAGGAAAACGTAATGGAACATCTTGAAGCTGTTAAGGATCTTGGCTTTGAGGTGTTCTGGCTAGACGCGTACCATACATTAGGAGGTTTTCCTGGGGGAGTTGGAAACTGGTGGTTGCCAGCGACCTCATGTCTCCCAGTTGATCGTTTTCCTAGGGGTTTGAAGTGCATCTCAGATGCGGTGCATGAAGCTGGCATGAAGTGGCTCTTGTGGTTCGAGCCAGAGCGCGTTGCTCCAGGAACGCACTTAGACGTTGAGCATCCTGAGTGGTTAATGACGGCAGACGGGCAGAAGAACAAGCTACTAAACCTAGGAATTCCTAGTGCTAGAGAGTATATAACGAGTTTTCTGATTGGAGCTGTAGAAGAACATGGAATGGACTGGTTGCGCCCTGACTGTAACATTGATCCCTTACCATTCTGGCGGGCTGAAGATAAGAAGGATTCTAACCGTGTTGGTATAGCTGAGATTCGATATGTTGAGGGGTTGTACCAGATGTTGGATGACATTCTTGCTGCATACCCGCACCTGCGTATTGATAATAGTGTTAGTGGCGGTAGACGTATCGACCTAGAGATGTGCTCCAGATCGACGCCCTTGTGGAGAACCGATAGAGTGATGATGCCGCAGGAAGTGGATAAGGATTTCGACCAAGGTGCGCTACAGAACCAAATGATTACTTCTGCACTAAGCCGGTATGTTCCGTTCAGTACGACAGGTCAGATGGGTGAGCAACCCCACTGGTTCCGCAGCGGTTTTAACGCTGGTATAGCATTCTGTGAGGACTGCAGACCTGAACACTACCCGCGTGACGTCCTTAAAGCTGGGATTGAAGAAGGTAAACGTATTCGGAAGTTTTACTCTGGAAACTTTTACGTGTTGAGTGAGATCTCTCTTGACCCTGCAGATTGGTGTGTGATGCAGTATCACAGACCTGAAGAACAGGACGGGATTATCTTAGCGTTTAGACGCGACAAAGCGGATGCTGTTAGTTTCGACTGCCGTCCACGCGAAGTTGATCCGAATGTGTGGTATGAGTTGTCCTACTCATACAGTTACGAACGTGTAGATCCGATTGACTCTGTGCCGGGTGTCTGGTTTCGAGACTTCCGTTTGTACGTGCTTGACTGTCCAGGATCTGTTCTGGTAGAGTATCGTGTTGTTAGATGAAGTCACAGTTGTCATACCGAACTTCAAGATGCCTGGTCTACTTAAGGGTTTAGTAGACAGATTATTGAAGTTATACCCAGACATACGTCTGCTACTAATTGATAATGGATCACGTGACAGCTCCACTGCTTACATTAGCAGTATGGCTGATAGCTTTTACAACATCAAAGTGATACTTAACCAGGTAAACGCTGGGCATGGGCCAGCTATGCATCAAGGTATGGGCCTCTGTGAGACGCGACTCGTATGCCTGATGGACTCGGATTGCATAGTTCGTCGGCCTGGGGGTTTAGAGTTACTAGCCGAACCTTTCTCGGATAAGAGTGTTTATGCTACAGGAGAGATGGTACTTGTTGATGCTGGAGGTAACACAAAGGATGAAGGGGAACCATACATACTTCCATCGCGTATGATGATCCTTTGTGAGAGATACTTTGGCTTGGAACCTTTCAACCATCACGGTGCTCCTGCGGTTCTAAATATCAGGTCGGCGGACGCTAGGGGTTTTAGATTAGTGAATCTTCCTGACATTGATGACTACATTCATCATCCAGGTCAGGGATTGGAGAAGGGTCCAGTACACTTGACTTACGGAATACCAGGTTGGCATCACCGTAAGTTCTACTTGCCAGAAAGCGCACCATCTGCAGCCGAAAGGTTGCAAAAGGCAAATCCAGTAGTACTTGGTTCGTGGAGGTAACAATGGCGGCTTATGCGACGAGGGCAGAACTTCAAATAAGAATTCAAATCTTGTCTGTGCCTTCGGCAGACCAGATAGCTATGATGGAAGCGCTGCTGGATGCTTCATCTCGTGCCATAGACAGAATCTGCGGAGTTGACGATGATGCGTTCCAGGCTACAGGAGCTGATGCAATCAAGTACCTTCCTGCATATGGTGAGACATACTTACGCATTCCTCAGTGTGTTACTATAACTACAGTTGCTGTTAAAGCGAGCGTAAGCGCAACCACTTACACTGATTGGGCTACACCTACGACGCCAATGGCAGGTGACGGAGACTGGATACCCTGCAGGGGGAACCCTGAACATCCTGAATATGGTGTGACGCCTTACGATCTCCTAGTAATAGACCTAAACGGCGTATATTCCAGCTTCCTAGATAGCGATGGCCTCCCTGTGATTAAGATTACTGCGGCCTGGGGTACTCGGTCAGCCGTCCCCGCAGATATACGAGAGGCATGCCTGATGCAAGCAGCGAAGTGGTACAAGAAGTTTCAGGGTGCTCAAGCGTCTGATCTTGGAACGGACGAGTTTGGAAGGATCAGATACGCTCGTACTATGGATTCTGGCGTGAAGCAGATCCTTGTAGATGGGCGCTGGATATTGCCTCTGTATGGAGGTGCGTAACTGTGGCTGTTGGAGATCCAATTCCGCTTCTTGAAGTAGAGCTTTTGGGTTCACAACAACTCCAAAGTCTTCTAGCAAGTGTCAACCCAAACCTTACGGGTGGGCGACTGATGGATGCGTGGGAGGATGTTGTTGAGCTGCTTAACATCGCAGTTCGTGGTGCAGCTCCGTATGACCTAGGTTATCTGATAGCCAGTATTGATGACGAAGTTATTTTAGATCAAGGGGAGATTACTGGAGTTGTTTTCTCGGATTTGTTCTACACTCCGTTTCAGGAACGGGGTACGACTCCTTACTGGCCAAACATTGACGCCCTTGAGGATTGGGCTATCCGCCACGGTACAACTGCTTACGTTGTTGCTCGGGCTATTGCCACTAGAGGAATAATTCCACTTAAGTACTTTGAACAGGCACTGATGGATAGCGAGGATGAAATTGTCCAGCTTGTCGGTCAGGTAGTGGCAGAGATTCTAGAGAGGGAGTACTAATGGCAGTCACACTTGTACAAATCTGTGATGGTATTGAGTCTACGTTAAGTGCGGCCGCTGGTATTCAAAGCTCGACCTCTTACGATGAGATCACTGAGGGTATTCCATCAGCTGACTGCCCACGTCTTGAAGTCTATGCTGAGAAGGGAACTTGTGACCCTTCAGGTAATACTGATCGAACAGTGTTCAACGCAGGTATGCAACAAACCGCAGTTGTCATTCATGCAGATTTGTACGCCAGACAGAGGTCACAGCTAGATGAGGACATCAAGTCCTATACGGACTTGACTGATGCTCTCATAACTGTTCTGCAAGCGCAGACAAAACCTGACTTCTTCGGCGTGGCAGGCATCAAAGCGTTTACATGGGACTGGAACAGAGCTACATTTAGGCGTGCTGGTGCGATCTATGCAGGTGCACGGTTTAGGATTACCTGCAGGATCTTCTAGTAGGAGAGACAAGTATGTATAGAATCTTGGATAATTTGGAGTGGGAAAGTGGGCGAGCTCTCACAGCAGGTGTCGTGGATAAACTCGAGGGGATGACCGACAGGTTGAAGAAGATTCTTCTTAAGAGGGGGCTAATTTCAGAGGTACAAGCGCCTCCACTAAAGGTTCTACCTGGATGGGAAAGTAGAGCTGAAATGCTTGAACCAGTCGGTATCGAAACTGTTGATGACCTTCTCGAGGCTAACCTAGTGGAGGTATCGGAGGCGTTAGGTGTCTCTGAGGAGGCACTCGAGGGCACTGTTGAAGAGGCACGGAGCTGGGTGGAACCTTCCTAAGGAGGTAGGGCATGGATGTTCCGGAAGTTTCGGGGTTTGAGCTGATCGCTATCGTGATCGGCGTGGTCCAGTTCATTAAGGAACAGCTTGAACTGGTGGATAAACCTGCTCAGAGGTTGACCCTAGGAGTTGGTTTAGTCGTATTCGGATACTGGTCCGCTGCGCAGGCTGGGGTAGTTCCTGAAGCCGTCGTGCTCTGGGCCAGCATAGTCATCCGCACTATCGGGTACACCTTGGCTGTGCCAGGACTGTACAAGGTAGTCAAGCATGAACTCTTGAACAGAAAAGGAGAGTAGGAAATGGCGAGAACAACTGAAGGTCTAAGTTTTGTAGCGTGCGACGTTGAGGTAAGTCAGGACGGGGCGACTTGGATTGACTTGTCTGACCACGCCTCAAGCGTCGCGGTGTCTGGAGGCGATCGTGCTACTGGCGAGGTCAACGTCTTCGGCGACGAGCGACCAATCGTGAAAGCTGGCAAGAAAGCATCCCAAGATATCGTCATCAGGTACGCCTACACTGAAGAAGTAGACGCGGATGCTCCTTTCCAGAAGATGCGCCTCTGGGATGATACGGAGGGCGGAGTTATCTATGCTCGGTACTTCCCGAAGGGCAAGACTGTCGGTAATTTCGTCTTCAGTACAGGGGCTGCGATTATCACCAGTTTCTTAGATCCTGGCGGAGAAGCAGGTTCTGGTGATCCAGTTCTCTGTGAGATCGGCATCAAGACGGAAGAGCTGACACGTGCGAGTTGGGTAAGTTAGGATGCCTAGACGACTGAGTGTAAAGAGGCACTCTACAGAAGAGGTGCAGGGGGAAGAGTCTTACGTCGTCCTCTCTAGCGTTAAGGTTAGGGAGATCAGAAAACTACGAAAGATGTCCGCAGATGAGACCGACGACGACTCTGCCTTCGAGGGTGGAATTGCTCTTCTGGCTAAGCATCTTGTTGACTGGAACTGGGTAGATGATGATGATCAACCTCTCTCTCTACCTAAAGATGACATCGAGGTCATGGATGAACTGACTGAGGAAGAGTCTAGGTTCCTAGTTAACTTGATGATAGGAGCTGAAGAAGCAAAAAACTAAGTAACCGAGTGGCCGTCTACCTATGGACACAGAGAGGAGACCCTCCTTGGGAGTTAACGTCCTATGTTCTCAGAAGAGATATCTATCACTGCTTGCCTGAAGACTTAGAGGGGGCAGACTGGATAGGTATCTCTTCAGACATAGCTGTACGTAATGCGCTCGCAAGAGTGGAAAGAGTATCCAGGTGACAAGAAGAAGGTGGACTGCTGAGATGGATGCCCTCCTAGGGACGATGCCTGACAAGGTTGCAGCTGCGCAGCTAGGGATAAGTAGGAGTGCTGCTAAGGGGCGTAGATACGGATTAGGTATCCCTCCTTGGCAGTCTTCATCCCCTAGGGGGAGATGGACACTTGAGGTAGACACGCTACTTGGTACTGACACGGACAGAGCTGTAGGAGAGAGAGTAGGTATTTCTACGACATCTATAACTTGGCGTAGGAGACAGTTAGGAGTTCCGTCATTTGGCCCTACTGGAAGGCCTATAAAGTGGACGCCTGAACTGGATGCGCTGCTGGGAGAGTTAACGGATCGTGAGGTAGGAGACGAGCTGGTAATCTCAAATCAGGCTGTTAGGAATCGCAGACACGAGCTAGGGATCTCTTCCTGGCGTAGTCAACAACCAGCTAAAGAGAGTACTAGATGGCAGCAGATAAGCGCATTACCCTACACTCACACCTGGGAAGAATGGGAGTTTGCTTGTGAGTGGTTTGACAACAGATGCGCCTACTGCGATGTGACGTCTTTCTTAACGCAGGACCACCTAGTCCCAGTTAGTGGGGGAGGTCCTTGGACGGTTCTGAATATCATACCTGCCTGCGTGAGCTGCAATAGCTCAAAAGGTAGCCGCCAAGCACATCTCTGGATCTACGAGAAGTTTGGAATGGAAAAGGGCAGTCAGATAGTGAAGCGCATCGTAGCGTATCTCACGAAGGTATCTAAGTAATGACTACTTTGTCGCACGCTCTTCAGATACTTATAACCGCAAAAAGCGTAGCTGGGCCTGCGCTTGCTCAAGCTGGCAAGAGTGTAGCAGGCCTCACGAAACTTGTCGCTGGTCTTGGTGGTAAGCTAGCTGGTCTGGCTAAGTTAGGGGCCTCGGCGTTTAAGACAGTCTTGACAGGCATTGGTAATGTCCTTAAGTTTGCTACCCTAGGAACCCTCGGGCTTGTGGCAGCTCTTGCAACTCTCCCCTTTACCCTTTCTACAGCTATAAGCAAGACGACTGAGTACGCTACAGAACTTGAGGGTATGCGAAGGGCTATGAAGCAGATCGCAGGTGAAGCTGCTCCAGCTATGCTTGCGGCTCTTCGCGAGGCCTCTGCCTACATGAAGACTGAGAGAGATCTTCTAAGGCAGCACCACTTGTCCTACATGCTTCTGGGCAAGGACTTGACGCAGCATCTTCCTGAAGCAATGAAGTACCTAACCAAAGTAGCAGTTGCGACAGGTGACGACGTTACGTATCTAACTGAGCGGCTGATCAAAAGTGTTGGCCGTCTATCTACACGATGGATGGCTTACATTGGTACTGTTGTTCCACTCGAAGAAGCCATTAGTAGGGCCATGAAGATGTTCGGTAAGACAGCCGATCAGCTGTCCTACACAGAGAAACAGGCCGGAATGCTTGAGGGGGTTCTGGAAAAACTTGAAGCCCGTACGGCTGCCCTACCTGACGTCTTTGGTACAACTGCACAAATGGCAGCTGCCCTAAGGGTTCGTTTCAAGGACCTCTGGGGAGACATAACCACTTTTCTTCTACCTGTAGCAAGATCGATCTACAGGTTTACGATGCGGATTGTAGACTCCTTCAAGAAACTTATCGCACAGGGAGGTGCCCTTTACGGCCCTATTCGAAAGATTACGGCTGCGTTTGTTGCTCTTTCTGAAATCCTTACAGGGGTTCTTGACAAGATACTTGATGTGTCAGATGCTGGTACTTCGGCCCTTGAAGACTTTGCGGATAACATCATAAGCACGGCTTGGAAAGCAATTGAGTGGGGAGCCAATATCATAACTAATCTCGCAATTGGCATTGTACGAGGTGCTTCAACGGCCCTCGTCTCAGCAATGAACTTTATCGCCAAGTTGTTAGCTGATTGGTTAGCCCCAGGATCAGCTCCAAAGATCGTCGCTGACATCCTAAGTTGGGGAACGTCAGCTTTTACAGAGTTCCTAAAGGGTTTTACGCTAGCCGACTGGGACATCCTTGAGGGTTTACAGGCACCCTTAAAGAGGATCTTCCAAGTCCTAGTTGACCTAGGGAAGATGACAGCTGTTGATGCTGGAAACGCATTTATTAGTCTTTCAGCCGATATGGCCGCAGCCCTCGACCAGTTTACAAAGACTGGAACTGTACCAGCTGACATATTCGCGAAACTCGCTGCAGTTGGTGGTGACTACGGGGATTCCCTAGTTGAACTGTTCAAGAGGCAGCTTGCACTTGCTACGGCGATGAAGACTTTGGCTGCTGCAGAAGAACGCCTATCAAAAGCGCGAGACAATGAGGAGAAGGCGAACACAAAGCTTAGCAAGGCAGCGAGGGAGTACAACAAGTTGGTTCGTCAGGGTGCCGACCCCGCTGTGTTAAAAGCTAAACTAGCCGAAGTTGAGGCGTCTTACGACTCATTGGTAGCTGCACGTGAGGAAACAGATGCTGCGGAAGAAGCCGAAGAGGCAGCCCGCAAGCAGGTCAAGGCCCAAAAGGAACTTGTTCGGCTACAAGAAAAGCTGGTCAACCAGTTAATCACTATGGGCCAGGCAATGGCAGATCTAGCCAAAGCTCAGCAGCAGGCAGCCGATGACGCTGACGACATTGAGTGGCCAGATGTGTACCCGCTGTCTCTTGATGAAGCGTTCGATGAACTAGTTGCAGAAATCAAGAAGAAGTTCGAGACCCTCTGGGCTGAGTTGATGTTGCAGTGGCAAGAGTCAGGAGCAGGCCAGGCCATAAAGGACCTTCAAGAAAGGTGGGACATATTTAGGACAGAAACGCTGGATCCCCTACTTGGAAAGCTGAATGAAGTGTGGGACGTATTTAAGCTCTGGGTGCTAGATCCAGCATGGGCGTGGGTACTTACGCAGTGGGATAAGTGGGGAGAGTGGTGGGACGAGAACGGCCCAGGCATTAAGGAGAAACTAAAGAGCTGGGCAGAGGAAGTCGAGAGGTGGTTGGTAGAGGATATCTGGCAGTGGGTCCTAGATGAGTGGGACGAGTGGAAGAAGTGGTGGGAAGAAGATGGACCTACAATCACAACTGCTATAGACCTACTCTACGAAAAACTAAAGGGAAGAGAGGTATGGAAGGGAATCACATGGTACTGGGATAACAAGTGGAGTTTGATGTGGAGTATCTTTACGTGGTGGGTCGAAAGACTTCAAATAGCAGCCACAGGCGGAATGGCAGAACTTCGTCTGGCCATGACCCTTGGGTCTCAACTAATTCTAGGTGATTGGGAAGGCGCTAGTAAGACTCTAGAGAAGATGTGGTTAACAGCCCTTTGGACCCTAAACACGTTAACTGACGGCAGGTTGTACGAGATAGGGCAGAAGATAGTTGAGTATGCAGACCTAGTGCGAGGGGGCTTGGATAACTTTGTCGTCTCACTAAATGAGACGCTCGATGAGCTTGTTGAAAAGGGGAGCTTGTTCATATACAACCTCATCGAGGGAGCTAAGTCAGAGTTCTGGAGACTAGTAAATCTGGGAGACATCATCCTAGACACACTGTCAAATGCCCTAACAGCTGGAGCACTAAAGGTCATAAATGCTTTCGCAGACATCATTGACAGGGCAGTTCAGTCAGCACTGGACCTCCTAGGTATTGGTTCTCCCTCGAAAGTGTTCACGGCTATGGGGCAGAACCTTGTCAGAGGTTTCACTGAAGGCATCAACGATTTAGCTGATACACCTGCTGTGTCCGTCAAGCGTATGGTAAACCTTTCAATGGACGCAGCATCAACTGCAGGAACTATGAACACAGGGGCAACGACAACAATCACTGTCAATAACAACTTTGGACGAGATTCAGTCCGTAGTGACGCTGATATCTACAAACTGGCCGAACAAATGCAGCGCAGCTTGACCCTCAGGGGTGCGAGGAGTCTATCCTAAGATGGCACTTACGGTAAAGATTGGGGTAGCTGGCTCGGAAGTCGATCTAACAGCGAAGTTGGTATATCCCTCCTTGTCGATAGAGCAGCGTGCCGATGCGTTTGTTTCAACCTGCTCTCTACAACTCATTGATGAGGACGCTGACGTCGCTGCTTCATTTACTGTCAAAGAGAAAGACTCAATCTTAGTCGAAGATGGTGCAACTAAGTACTTCGCTGGTGTCGTTGCTAATGTAGATATTCATGCACTCGCTGGAGGAAAAGAAGCACTCCTCTACACAATCGAGTGTCAGGACTACAACATCCTCGTCGAAGAAGTTGTCATAGACCAGGTTGAGACGTATGGAGCCCAACAAGACTCCGCGATCATAGACGACCTCTTCGACACGTACCTTCCTGAAGTAAACAGCCATACTCCTGGTGGTGCACCTGCTGGATACGTGCAGTCACTTCACGTCTTTGCTGAAATTGAGTTTGTGGACATCTCCCTTCGAGAAGCCCTTGACCGCATAGCTACGGAAGTCGAAAGTGTGGCCCTTGAGGGATACTGGTATATCGACTTCGACAAGTATCTCCACTACTTCAACGTTGAAGACAACGCACCTGCGTGGACACTTAGTGACACACCTGATGACATCAACTCATTTGGCTACCTCGCGGAGGTAAGGAAGTCCAGACAGGGCCCGGCCATCGTGAACCGCATTCTTGTTGTGGGCGCTGAGATGGCCTTGTTCGTACAGGACTATGATAGCTATGACTACTACGGCAAGTGGTTTGAGGCCGTAGTCCGTGACAATACTCTGATCACGGTTGATGAAGTCATTGACCACGGTAACTCCCTTCTAGCCAAGTGGGCGTACCCAGATGAGACGTATGAAGTGACCATTCACAAAGAGGGTCTGCGAGCTGGGATAAATGTGCAGTTCGACAATACCCTCTTTGGCACTGCAACAAGAACAAACCAGCTCTTGAACCCCTCGTTTGAAGTCAACGTCACTGACGGCTGGAACTTCTGGGAGTCAGGAGCTGGTGGTAGCCTGGCGCAAAGCGCAGTCAGAGCCTCTGTTGGAACACAGAGCTGCAAGATTCTTTCGAGTAATGGCGGAAACGCACATCTGGTACAAGATCCTGTTTACGCACTCGCTGACGGCGAAACTATAACAGCTCAGGTACGGATCTATCGGCCGTCTAGTATAGGCACAAACTTCTACCTCTGGGATAACACCAGCTCTCTGGTGAGAGCTTCGTTAGCTCCTGCGCTGACGGGTACTTGGGAGTTCCTTACAGTTTCCTGGACAAACGACACCGGACTACCAGCAGATATAAGGTTAGAGGTAACCAATACGGAGGGTGATGGGTCCTCAGAAATCTGGGTTGACGCCTGCATGGTGGAGATTGATAAAGGCCCTTACCCTATAGAGTACATTGACGGCACTCTACCCTACTGCTCCTGGAGCGGATCGGCCCATAACAGTACCAGCAGTCGCCCCCCTGTGTTTATGGTTAAGCAGTTAACCATCACTTGGCCTGAGGAGACGATTACGTATGCGCTAACTCTTGGAGGTAAAGTCTCATCTACTGCTTTGATACGTGGTAGGGTGCAAGACGATGACGTGCGAGCTGGACTAGGTCCAGTGGTATCAGGTCAGTTACCTCTGGGTTCTAAGGGTTGGGGACACAACTTAGTTTTCTCTGCGACTGACTTCGATACAGTAGCTTGGTCCTCTGGGACTATAACCACAGCGGCGGGTGAGACTTTCTCTATCGATGCTGGTAACACAGGTGCGATGGCCGAAGGGACAATTCACTATATACATCTGGACATTGACACTTCACTAACGGTGTTGCAGGACTCAACTTCAGTTGCTGTAGGTTCCAACATAATCCTTGTTGCAGTAGCAGCCCCTGTGACTGACGCGGATACGAACAAAGCGACTTTCCAAGTGTTTGGCGGTGAAGGTCAGGGCGTGA